AAAAAGCTAAAAGGGCAAGAGAGAAAGTTTTTCGCTGATTACGGCTCTTTTATGCACCTTATCATTCAAAAATATCTTACTGGCGAGTTAAAAAAGGACGAGCTTGTCGGCTACTATCTTTTGCATTTTCGAGAAAATGTAGTCGGCAAAGCTCCTACATATTCAATTTTTCAAAATTACTTCAAGCAAGGAATAGATTATTTGAAAAACATAGAATTTCCAGAAGAGGAGATTATAGGTGTTGAAGAAGAGGTTTTGTTTAATTTGGACGATAAAAACTTTATAGGATTTATTGACAAAATTTCGGAGCGTGGTGGAGTTGTTATAACCGATAATAAATCAAGAGATTTAAAAGAAAGAACAGGCAAAGCTAAGCCAACCAAATCCGATAAAGAGCTTGATAAATATCTGCGGCAACTTTATATATACTCAATGGCAATAGAACAAAAATACGGTGTTTTGCCCAAAGAATTGGAATTCAATTGTTTTAGAACACAAAAGGTTATTAATGAACCATTCAATATGGATGAATACGAAAGAACTAAAGAATGGGCGCTCAAAACAATAAGTGACATTTCTAATGAAACGGAGTGGAATCCTAATGTTGAATGGTTTAAATGCAAGTATTTATGTGACGTATGCAATCAATGTGAATACTACCAAATGTTTGGAGATAAAGCAAAAAGTATCGGAGGTGATGCTTAATTGAATGTATGCGACATTAAAAACATTGAAAGTGAAGCTGGAATTATAGCATCTATTGTTATGAAGCCAGAATTCACATTTTACTCAGAACAATTAAAACCAAATCATTTTTCAGACACTCAAAACGCCTATATATATTATGCTGTTTGCGAGCTTGCAAAGCGAGGAATTGAAAAGGTGGACTCTTACAACATTACAAATATTTTGAATATGAAAGAAGCTACGAAAAAGCAAACAGAAACAATTACAATTCAGGCACTAAATGACCTTATAGACGTCGCAAAGGTTATTGCGAGAGAGTCTGTTGAAGAATATAAACTTCTGGTCGCAAATGTACTGGATGCGGCTTTTAGAAGGGATACATATAACAAACTTGTAGAATGTGAGCGATTATGTTTTAACAGTTCAGAAAGTGATATTGAACAAAAAATTTATTCAGCACTTGATGACGTTATGATGGAATTTTCTACAACTACTGAAGTTCCGCAATATAAAGATGTGGTCGATTCTCTGTGGGGTGAGATTGAAGCCAGACAGGACAGCGGAATGGCTGGAATACCTTTTAAATTTGATACCTTAAATACATATGCAACAATTGAACGTGGCGAGCTATTCATCTTTGCGGCGGAAGCAAAACAAGGCAAAAGTATGATGCTTTTGAACTGTGCGGTTGATTTATTAAAACGAGATGTAGCAGTCCTCTACATTGATAGCGAATTAAATTCACGTATGTTTACTTGTCGATTGATAGCTCATTTGACAGGGATCGAATTTAATCGGTTAAAAGCGGGAAGATATACCCAAGAAGAAAAGGTGAGGATTGAACAGGCAATTGGTTGGTTAAAAACAAAAAAATTCACCCATTTATATATGCCAATGTTTGATGCTCAAAGCATATATACCGCAGTAAAAAAGGTAAAACATACACAGGGTTTAGATGTTTTAATCGTTGATTACTTTAAAGGCAAAGGCGAAGGAGATGCATTCGACTCTTACCAAGAATTGGGAAGGTTTGTCGATATGGTAAAAAATCAGATTTGCGGTGATATGAATATTGCTGGTATAGGAGCAGCACAGGCAACTGCTTCAGGGAAGGTTGCAGACAGTGCAAAGATTGGACGAAATGCTTCAACTATAGCACTTATACAAGATAAAACACCTGAAGAAGTTGAGGCAGACGGAGTTGAATGTGGTAATAAAAAACTTCGTATATGCCTTAATAGAAATGGTGCTCAGATGTCACCAGATGAATACATAGATTTATTTTTTAACGGTAATGTAATAAGTTACGAGGAAGCAAAACAACATATACCAATTACCCCATATTAAACCGGAGGTCTTTTATGGAAGTTGATGATATTTTAGAACAGGTTGATATTTTAGAATATATATCGCAATACTGTGATTTTGAAGAAAAAAATGGAGAGTGGTGGGCACTATCTCCATTCAAAGACGAAAAGACCCCATCGTTTTCCGTGAATACGGACAAGCAGAAATTTTATGATTTTAGTTCGGGTGCGGGCGGCAACCTGATATCTTTTATTCAAAGGTATAACGACTGTGGTTTTATAGAGGCATTAAATATTTTAAAGAAATATGCCAATATCACAGAGAGTTCTGGGCAGGTTGTCGGTCGGCTTGAAAGCACAAAAATTGCAAAGAGGTTTAAAAAGAAATCACCTGCCGAAAAAGAATCAAAAAGTGTGATACTACCAACTAACTATATGGAGAGATATGAGTTTAATACTGATAAACTACAGGAATGGGTCAATGAAGGTATTAGCTTGGAAACGATGAGGAAGTTCGGTGTTCATTATGACTCTTTTTCAAACAGAATAGTTTTTCCTATCAAAAATTATTCAGGGGATATCATCAATGTATGTGGACGTACTTTAGACAAAGATTTCAAAGAAAAAGAAATAAGAAAGTACACATATTTCAAACCGCTTGGTTATCTGGATACCTTATATGGGTTTTCAGATAATGTGCAAGCCATACTGGAAAAGAAAGAGATAATAATTTTTGAAGGCTGTAAGTCAGTTATGCTTGCAGACGAATGGGGAATTAAGAATTCATGTGCAATTTTAACATCTCACTTAAACCCACAACAGCTTATCTTTTTAATAAAGCTTGGCATTAGAGTGGTTTTTGCTTTGGATGAAGATGTGAATATAAGAGATGATGATAATATACAGAGATTGAAAAGATATGTAAGAATTGAATGGGTAAAGAATTTTGACAATCTCCTATCGCCTAAAATGGCTCCAGTTGATGCAGGTTTTGAGGTTTGGAAGAAATTATACGAGAGGAGGAGGTCAATAAATTGAGTAATTACGTTATTTATCATTTACATAGTGATTTGTCTAATGGTGTAACAAACATAGATTCAGTTACAAAGTTTAAGGAATATATTGAGGCTGCAAAAGAATGTGGAATGAAAGCATTAGCTTTTTCAGAACACGGCTCGGTATTTGAATGGTATCATAAAAAGCAAGCAATAGAAGCGGCTGGTATGAAATACATTCACGCAGCAGAAGTTTATTTAACTGAAACACTTGATGAAAAAATAAGAGACAATTACCACTGCGTTTTAATTGCACGAAATTACGAAGGGTTTAAGGAGCTTAATAAGCTTGTATCCAACTCTTTTAACAGAAAAGACAATCATTTTTATTATGTTCCTCGAATTTCTTTTGAGGAGCTTTTTAATACAAGCAATAATATTATTTTCACTACTGCCTGTATTGGCGGAGTTTTACATAAAGCTGAGGAAAAAACCAAGACGAGGTTTTTGAATTTTATGTCCAAAAACAAAGAGAGATGTTTCTTTGAAGTTGGACATCACATTGATGAAAAACAAGTTAAATATAATCAATATCTTAAAGGTTTATCGGAAGAATATGGTATTCCACTCATTGCCGGTACTGACACTCACGTATTGAACGAGGTACACGAAAAGGGAAGGAGTATCTTGCAACGCTCAAAAAACATTTATTTTGAAGGTGAAGATAAGTGGGATTTAAAGTTCCACAGCTTTCAAGAAATAGTTGAAGCATATAAAATTCAGAATTCACTACCCAAAGAGGATTATATGCAAGCGATAGACAACACAAATCGTCTTGCTGATATGGTTGAAGAGTTTACACTTGATACCAACACAAAATATCCGCATATATACGACAATCCAAAGGAAACTTTTAGACAAAAAGTTATGGAAGCAAAAGAAAAAAATCCATATATTAAAGAACGTTATTCGGAAGAACGTATCAACAAAGTAATTGAAGAAGAGTTTGAGGTTTATGAAAAAACCCAATCAATCGACTTTATGTTATTACAAACGTATCTTCGTGAATGGGAAGCGGCAAATGGTATTCAATGCGGATATGGTAGAGGTTCTGTCTCAGGCAGTATGATAGCTTACATTTTAGGTATTACAAAGATGGATAGTTTGAAATTCGACCTTAACTTTTTCCGTTTTATGAACCCCTCTCGTGTCACCAATGCTGATATTGATACGGACTATTCTGGTAAAGACAGAGACACAGTAAAACAGTTTTTATTAAGAGATAAAATGAACCTACCAGAGATTAGGTCGGCAGAAATTATTACATTTAATACTATAGCGATGAAAGGTGCCATTAAGGATGTTTGCAGAGCTTTAAATGTATCACTCAATGAAGCACAACAACTTAGTAATGCAGTTTTCTTAAATGATAAAAAGAAGTGGGAAATTGATGAAAAATGGCGTAAGGAATACCCAGAGGTTTTCACTTATGTGGACATCGTTGATGGAACAATTGTATCTATAGGAACTCATCCAAGCGGTGTATTAATTAGTGATTTGCCAATAGATGAAACAGTTGGTCTTTGCAGTATTTCAACATCTGACTATCCTGTATCAATGATAAATATGAAAGAGCTTGACGACCTGATGTATGTTAAGCTGGATATTCTGGGGTTAGATAATATAGGCGTTATCAATGAGACCTGTAAAATTCTTGGTATTGATAGACTCGATCCTGATAATGTTGATTTGGATGACGAAGCAGTGTGGAAGAGCATTCGTGACGATACGACGCTGATTTTCCAATGGGAGTCAAACTCAGCGCAAGCATACTTAAAAAAGTTTATGTCGGACTCCACTATAGCAAAAGCTAAAGAGGTCAATAAAGATTTCTCGTATATTAAGTGGCTATCTTTTGGTAACGGATTAATTCGCCCCGGATGTGCAAGTTTCCGTGATGATATTGCCAATGGTAATGTGAATGTTACAGGTTTTAAAGAGTTAGACGATGCGTTGGCTATGACCTTTGGACGCATTACAATGCAGGAAGATATTATGCGTTTCTGTAAAAATTTCTGTGGTTACTCAGATGCCGAAAGTGATACGGTAAGACGAGGAATTGCCAAGAAAAAAGGCACAGAGCAATTCATCGGAGAAATTCACGATAGATTTCTTGATTTTTCAAATGTTACATTTAACGTACTAACAGAGAAGCTTGAAGAAATTTTCCCACCAATTAAACAGGGCATTTTGGATGCGAGTGATTATGCATTTTCTTGGAATCATAGTGATGCCTACAGTCTAATTGGTTATATTTGTGGATATTTGCGTTACTATCATCCTATTGAGTTTATTACTGCCGCTTTAAACATTTTTAAAGATAACGCAGAGAAAACGGCGGCAATAGTTAAGTATGCAAAAAAGGTTGGGGTAAAAATAACATCTCCCAAATTTGGATATTCAAAAGGAGATTATTTCTTTGACAAGGAACAAAACATAATTGCAAAAGGTTTAACATCTGTTAAATTTATGAGCGAATCCATTGCAGATGAAATTTATAAACTGTCAAAGAGCAAAAAATATACATATTTTATTGATTTATTAAGCGATATTTATAGCAAAACATCAGCAAATTCCAGACAAATTGATATCTTGATTAAGATTGATTATTTTACGGAGTTTGGAAATCAAAGAGAGCTTTTAAGAATATGCGATATATTTGAAATGTTTAAAAAAGGTTCTGCAAAACAGATTAAAAAAGAAAGTATTGCAGATACACCAATTGATAGCATTGTAAAAAAATATGCAAATGACAAAACAAAGAGTGGAGCTGAATCAAAAAGTTATATTCTTTTGGATGTTGTTGCAATAATGCGAGAATGTGAGCAAATGCTGAAAGATACAAATATGCCAGATTTAAGCGATATATTAAAGGTCAAAAATTTTTCGGATATTATGGGTTATACAGGATATGTGTCCGGCAAAGATAATGACCGCAGAAAACTTTTTGTAAAAGAGGTTTATCCTCTAAAAAGAAAAAGAGATGGCGTTCAATTTGGTTATAGCATTATAACACAGTCAATAGGCAGTGGAGTAGAAAGCCGTTTTACAGTATTTAACAAAATATATAATAACGATCCTATTAAAAAAGACGATATTATATTGTGTACAAATTATGATAAAGACGGCTCATACTTTACTCTAACAGCCTATTCACACATTTATGAATAGGAGTGATATTAGTGCTGAACTTAAATCTTGAAACTGCCAAATTTATTAAAAATGCGGATAATACATATACCGTTTATCAGCCAATCGGCAAGGATAGCGTATTGAAGTTGCCAAGAGTGGTTATTGACATCAAAGCAGAGGCTTTGGTGGATGAATCAGTAGGAGATTTGTGGCAAGTAATTGATCGGGAAAAGCCTTCAAAAATCTCAAAAATATTAAACAAGATAAAAGCTTGTTTGAGAATTCGGAGGTAAAAGTTTTGAAAAAATGCAATATGTGCGGCAAGGATTTTGATTTTTGGGACACTCAAGAAGATTTTTCTCTTGAACGAAATGTTGGATATGGCTCAATCCACGACGGAAGCAAAGTTTCCCTAAATCTTTGTTGCGATTGTTTTGATAAAACAATGGATATGATTTTGCCAATGTGTAAAATCAATCCAATTACAGAGGTAGAATAAATGAGAGAAGATTTCTTTGACAAACTTGTTGATACTGGCAAAATATATTGGACACGAAATACTGATACAAGATGGGAAGACATACTAACCCCATTTATGAATAAGTACGAGCCTTTTGATTTCAAGGATACATTAACTTATGTGAGTAGTAATTGGTCTGAAAATTGTTTTGTTAAGGCAATAGTTGATGTTGAGCCAGAAGAAGTCGATATTGATGAATTTGAAAGAGTATTAAGCAGAGGTTAATTATGAATAAGCAAGATGAAAAAATGCTCAAGAAAACTTTTGAAGAAGGTTTTCAAAAAAGCTTTAACGATGGAATGTTGCAAGCTGGAAGAGCAATATGCAAAGTAATTCACGATAAAGCAACAAACACAAAGAAATCTCCTGAAGAAAGAATTGCTGATATTGTTAAATTCTGCGAAGTATCTTTGGGAAATAAAAAGCAAAAGGGATGATGCTTTTGCACAACGATAATACGATAGAACTATTCGATAACTATGGCATTATTTATGTCCAAAATACACCGTTTTACTTTGATTTAGACGACCTTGATATTGTAGAGAGCAGAGTGTGGTATAAGGACAAAGATGGTTATTTAACACATAACTATTTTTATGCCGGAAAGCTATGTTTTGCAAGGTTTCATAGGATTGTTATAAATGCAAAACCAAATGAGTTTGTTGACCACATCAACAAGAATAGAGCAGACAATCGAAAATCCAATCTAAGAACCTGTAAGCGTTCTGAAAATATGCGAAATAGAGGTTTGCTCTCTACAAACAAATCGGGTATTACGGGAGTTCATTATGATAAACAAAGAAATAAATGGACGGCAAGTATTACATATAACTGTAAAAAATTATTTATCGGAAGGTTTGAATTAAAGGAAGATGCTATACGGGCAAGGTTATTTAAAGAGATTGAGCTTTTTAAGGATTTTGCACCGCAAAAAGCATTGCTGGAGGTTTACGGTGAAATTTGAAAATACAGAAGTGTGGGGATTTGAACACGCACTTAGAGGTATGAGAAATCCAAAAAATAGTTGGGATAAGAGCGACAGCGGATGGACAAAAGATATTGCAAATGAAAACCACGAGCCAGCTATTATGTGTGGAGAATACGGATTTTTCATTGGTGAAAATGATTTAAGGCTTGCACAAACACTTATCCGTGCAGGTAGCGAACATAGAAAATTTATGAGGCAGATATTTGTTTCTGTTGATATTACAGCTCCACTATATTGGTGGAAAGAATTTGATACATATAAGGTTGGTACAGTTGCCAATTCAACAAGCACGATGCACAAAATCACAAGCAATCCTATAACAATTGATTGTTTTGAAATTGATGACTATCAGCCAGAATTTTCTCTTAATAATGACGGTGTTCATAAATTAATTGATGGATTAGAAGAGTTGAGAAAATATTATTTGACTTATGTTGAAAAATCAAAACTTGAACACTTATCAGAAGCAGAGAGAAAGCATTGTAAGGCACAGGCAAAGTATTACTGGAAAGAGTTAATTCGATGGTTGCCAGAAAGTTGGTTGCAGACCAGAACAGTAACAATGAATTATGAAAATTTACTTGCTATGTGTAGTAAAGGTCAAAGACGTTTTCATAAACTTAACGAGTGGTCGGGCATAGATGATGTTAATTTGTCAAATTTTATTTCTTGGGCTCGCACATTGCCTTATTCACAAGAGTTTATCTTCATAGATGAGGTTGGTGAGAGCGCATGAGAAAAGAACAAGATTGGACAGGCAACAAGAAAACTACGTTTGCTACATTAGGAGCGAGCAATCATACAGACCACGAAAGAGCAGAGCACGACTATTATGCAACTGAGCCATTAGCGGCTGATTTAATATGTAGTGTAGAAAAGTTTGAAGGTGGTATTTGGGAAAATTGTTGCGGTGAAGGACATTTATCCAAAAGGTTTAAGGAGCTTGGATACGATGTTGTTGACACAGATTTGATTGATAGAGGTTACGGTGTCGGTGGAGTTGATTTCTTTGAATGCGATAAAGCTCTCGCACCAAACATCGTTACAAATCCGCCATATAAATATGCGAAAGAATGGGTTGAACATTCTTTGAAGTTATTGGACGATGGTAATAAATTAGCTTTATTTCTTCCTATTCAGTTTTTAGAAAGTGATTCAAGAAGAGAGCTTTTTATTGCTACACCACCTGAGACGGTATATGTTTGTGTTAATCGAGTTCTTTGCGGTATGAATGGTGATTTTACAGCAAAAGACAAAGAGGGTAACACAATTTACAATAGAGATGGTAGTCCAAAGAGAATGTCATCTGCTAAATGTTACGCTTGGTTTGTATGGACAAAGGGGTATGCAGGCGACACAACAATTAAGTGGATAAATTAAATACATATAAGGAGAACACAGATGGAAGATTTAAAAAATAAGATTAATGACGGCGGAGAGCGTATTTCATACGGTGAAAACAAAGCCATCAGAGAACCATCAATAGGCAAGGGAAGATATGATTTAATCTCACCTTTTGCTGTTCGTAGATTAGCAGAGTGGTATG